TGGCGAACCAGACTAACAGATACGCGATCACTCGCCTCATTGAGGTCCAGTGTAGCATACTCACCGCGGATAGAGCCCAAAAGGGCCCCCCTACGGTTTGGCTGTTGATCTGAAAAGAACACGTTCCATTTAGTAATGGGGTGTTCTTCAACGAGTCGAACAATGGCCTTGCGCAAACCTCCCTGAATCCATTGATAATCAACGGGTTCACAAGAGATCAGGCGCGGCCCGCGCGAGTCTTTCGGCACCAAACAAACGTGTGCCGGAAGATCTTCGCATCCGATGCTGGAAAAACCAGCATAAGCATCACAAACATGCCCTGTAGAGGCGCAAAAATACGCGTCCAGGGGGTACTTGTCTGTGAGTCGCGCAGAGACATTGGTCCATAGGTATTTGGCCCAGAGCCGTTGCTTGGTAGCAACGACCCCAGGTCCGTGTACCGGGTCAATGTCTTTGCAATCGAAAGAGGCGAAAAGAGTTGATAAAGCTCTTCGAGCCTTGCGTACTACTGCTAGGCGAGGCGCCACATTGGCGTCCCGTTCCAGAGGCAGTATTGAGTCAACGGCGACTTTGAAATTATCTAGGTCGCAGCTGACGTCCAACAAATCGGCCTCAGTCTTTTCAAACTGAGACACGACCTTGTGCTCTTGTTCTGCAGTGTAAGGCAGCTCGTACTTGTAAAACAAGCCGAATACTTGCCGAAGCACTCTGATACATGACACACTTGGCTGAGGAAGGAGATTCCCAGAATCGTCGAACACACGTTGAAAGAACTCACCGAGAAACCTCGGCAGTTCACTGTCACGCAAAGGCTTTAGCCTAAGTTGGACAGCTGTCAATTTGTATTCGCCGGTAAGCGCCTTATCAAGGTACTTACCGATTCTGGGCAGAGTCTTTGTTAGAAACCCCACTCCTTCGTTAGCTAACTGCCGCTCGATCCTTTTCAGGGTCAGACGGTAGCTAGTGTAGTTGAACACCTCCCCGTGCGTCAGTGAGACGTCGTGGAGAAGTGCAGTGACGATTT